AAGTATTGTCAAGCCTTAATCTACGAGTAGGTCGCCGATGATTAAATTCATTTGCAGATTACCGATTTCATCACGCAGGTTTTCTTCTTGGTCAGGTGTCAAGGTGCCTTCAGTGAGTCCTTGATTTAGTTCGTCAACAAGCTTAGCAATAGTTTCTCTATCGTCAGGCATTAACCTTGAATCCATGTGAGTGGTTGTGAATAATCTTGATACTTACGCAAGTCATCAAGCAATGTTTCTTGTGCAGCTTTACCCTCTGCCTTCATAGCGGCACCATTCAAGCTTGTTCCTCCGCCGGGACCGGCGATTGATTGAAACTTTTCACGAGCCTCGCCGATGATACTTTTGAGATTGGCAAGAATAAAGTCACCAATCCAAACGCCAGCACCTGGATCCTGCAATAGTTCAAGTTCGGGGCGCTGTACATCTGCCCAAATGAGAACACGCTCTCCGGTTCCTTTAAAATCACGGACAACTTTCAATACCTTCGTTACTGGATTGAAGGTGTAGTTAAGATAACCACCAAACATTCTTGCAGTCAATTCGACATAGCTTGCATAGAAATCGTATGTAGCTAAGCCACCGGTGTAGTTGTAATTCAGCAGATAGGTGTTGAGAATTGCGCTTGAGAACGGGTCAAACGATGTTGAACTCGGTCCGGTTTCAAGACCTACTGTCCTACGATATAGGCAACGAACATTTATAAATTCGCTAGGAAGTGTGTACTCGTAAACATTCTTTTGTACTGTAAAGAGCGTATAGGACTCTATGTTAGCGTTTTGCGCTCTTTGTCTATAAAGCTTGATAGCATAGTTATAGGCTGCTTCGTAGTGCTGCGGATCAAGTTCTAGATCAATGATATCCCCACCCAATCGTAAACGAAGGTTCTCAAAGAGCCCTTGTTTATATTCTTCTAAATCTAAATTATTTGGGGTTGCTAGTAAATCTGCGGCCATAGTCGTTTCCTTATATGTTTATTTATCAGGAACCGACTATGACCTCTATTCTCTGCCCTACAGATCACCAGCTTGACGGTTCTCGCTGTAGTGAGCATCAAACTTGCCGCCAGGATAGCGTGACTCTAGCTTATTTACATTTTCAGCAAGTACTAAGTTAGGGTCAAGTCCAAGTGCGTTACAAGCATTAGCCCAGTACCAAGCAATGTCACCTAGTTCACGCTTCATATGATAGATAGATTCCTCATTAAGGGGCTTACCCTGGAAGAGAATCTTCTTCACAATCTCCTGAAACTCTCCGCCTTCGCTACCAAGACCAGTGCTTGCAGTCATAAGCAATGCAAGATTGACATTAGTATTAGCGTCAAGCTCCTTGAGGTGCTCAATGAGTGCAGTAAGGTCCTTACTTTGGTCACTGCATACAGAGAGGACAAAATCTGCGTACTTGTTTAGGTCGATATTATTCATGTTTTTCCTTTTAAAATGCCTTGAGAATAATCATTCCGATATTGAAGCGACCATTCGGTACAGCCTCAACCGCCTTAATCTCACTGAAATACTTACGAGCAGCAGGCTTACTACCCATGATAGCTTTAATCTGTTCAACGGGCTTGCGAAGCGTCTTCATACCGCTTTCCTTCTTGTCAAACCCGATGATAGAGTTACCCTTGACCATCAGACACTTGCTATAAGCGTCTGCAACATAGTGATGCATCTTGCGCTTAGCAGTGTCATAGACCCAAGCTTCGGTGCTCTCATGAAGCTTGACGGGGCTTAGACCAGTAAGTTCAAGCTTGAGTGCATCGTCCTTAAAGGACTTGCAGTGCTTAAGCTTAGCAACAATCCGTTCAACAGGCACAGCCTTCTTAGCACGAGGCTTCTTAGCAACCTGCTTGAGACTGATGTAGCCATTAAATTCAGCAATGATATCCTCAATCAACTTGATAGCATAACGAAGCTGCATTTTGCTGTAATTAGCATATCCTTCGTTCAACTGTTCACACTTGCCAGCTTGAACTTCAAGATATTCGTTCAGCAGAGTGTTCCAACGCTTGATAGCTGATGCAAGATGCTGGGGAAGAACATTGCGGGAAGACAATGCACCGACGACCTTCTTGTCAATGCTGAAATCCTTAGAGAAACCTGAATTAACAAATTCATCAAACAGTGCTTCAATGTCGCCGAGGGCTTCATCAGCCTTTTCACGCATGATTTCCTGAATGTTGACTACCTTCTTAGGCTTCTCTTCGCCTTCAGTTTCTTCTTTCTTAGCGGTGAGTGCTGCTCCTTCAAGAGCAAGTGTTTCAATCCATTTGACAATGCCAGTCTTGTAACCATCTGGAACAAGATCAGGATTAACTTCTAGAAGATGGGCAGTGGCAGCCCAATGACTATACATATCAACCTTCCAATCGGGAAGACGATTGACCTTAGTCAAGACATCTTTGGGAAAGTTCTGCTTGATATATTCCCTAACCTTGTTGCCGCAATCTTTGCGCTCAACATCATAGTGAGCGAAGAACCTTGCCTTATCCCAGTTGTCAGTAGGCATCAAGCTAAAACGATTGACACCACGACGAGGGGCACGAGTGACCTTCTTAGTAGATTTAGCTTTGATGATTGAGGGGCGACGAGCCATATATTATCTCCTGAATTTCAGATTACTTATACACTATACAACGGTAGGCTTGAAATGTCAAGCCTTAAGTTTGTCAAAAATCATATTTTGTAGTTCGGTCTGTTCCTCAAACGAGAGGTAGAAATCTGTAGTAGGGTCCCAATACGCACCCTCTTTCGGATCGTAGTAGGTCACTCGTCCATTCGGATAATAGAACGGCCCCTCAAGACCCTTGCGAGGCTGATACTTAGTGTCACGATCACGAAGAATCTGATAACCCATCTTACTATCTCCTTGCTACATATTCACTATAGCAAAATGGGTTACCGTTGTCAACCAAAAAATAGCCTCAAATCAATGAGGCTATTTTCTTTTATCTTAGTATCGTAGTCTAATACCTATATACCCTGCTCTAGGATATGTACCATATCCCTTTGCAGTCTCATAACTTTCGTTGAAGACATTCTCTACACGCCCGGTCAATTCAAGCGATGCAGTCAATGGATAACGAGCAGTTGCGTCTACTAACACATAAGAATCAATCTTGTTTGTGTTAGCAGCGTTTTCCCAAGCCTTACCTACATAACGAATAGTTGCACCCGTTGCAAGGCCATTTGCCCATGTGTAATCGCCACGAATTGATGTAGTGTGTCGCGGACGACGGGGAAGATCTAGTCCAGTATCCTTGTCAGTAGATTCGGTGTAAGTGTAGTTTGCAGACACTTCTAAGTTAGTCATTGGAACAATAGTAGCAATGACTTCTGCACCCTGTGCTGATGTAGTACCTAAGTTACTGTAAGTATATGTACCAAGATCAAAATCAATCTGATTGTTGGTGTTGCGCTTGAAATAGTTAGCAGTAACATCAAAGCGGTCAGTGAACTTATGTGTCACTCCTACATCAAAACCCTTTGCTGTTTCTGCAAGGAGGTCTGCATTGCCGTAGTCCCCGAACAATTGATAAAGCGTAGGGGCCTTAAAGCCTTCTCCATAGCTGGCTCGTAGTGTAGTGTTACCTAATGCATATACAGCATCAGCACCGAATGTAGTTTCGTTACCGTAACCACTATGCCAATCACGGCGAGCACCGGCATTAACTGCTAGATTAAAGAGCGGTTTTGTTGCAAGTTGTGCATAGATGCTATCAATGTTTGCCTTAGCAACATCGCCACCACGCCAACCTGAGTAGTTGTAGCGTGTTTCAAAGTTATTTGCTTCATGCTCATAACCAAAAATGGCTTTACTTGAACCTAAATCAACTGTACCCTGATACTCAAATCGCTGATTAAGTCCGGCACTGTGAAAGTTTTCAGTGTTATCGGTTTCATAGTTGTAGCGATTTAACTTTACGCGGCTGTATGATGCACGATTCTTAAACTTGCCGTCAAGTAATGAAACATTAAGACCGGCATAACCACTCAGGCTATTAGTCTTTGAATACTCACCGGTATCTGCAAGAGTATAAGACGGGGGAGGAAACCCATCAAAACTAAAGCGAGTTTCTAAATAGTTACTACGCAAGTCAACAGTTACATCGTCGGAAAGACGAATACCTACCTTAGCGTTTGCTGCGCTAGCCTTGAAACCGTCACGCTCACTACCATTCGCAGCAGCAGAAATACCGTCGCTGCGTTCATGCCCGGCTCCAATAAGATAAGATACAGGGCCGACCGTATTGCTAAGGTCAGCATATGCACGAGCGGTGTCAGCATAGCCGTATTCTCCACGAACACGGCTAGTAAGATTGTCGCTAGGAGCACGAGTAGTCAAACTTACTACACCACCAACTGCCTGACTACCCCAAAGCACTGAACTGGGGCCACGCAATACTTCAATACGATCAATGTTGCCAGTAACTAAGCTACCAAAATCAAAGCCTGCCGCTGGATGTGCAACATCATTCATTCGCACACCGTCTAGCAATACTAGAGTTTGTGCGCTTTCTGCGCCGCGGATTCTAACACTAGAAACGCTTCCGGTATTTCCTGAACGGTCAATCGTGATGCCAGGGAGAGTAGCAAGTAGTTCTGCAATAGTTGCAGTTTGCCGATTTGTGATATCAGTACTATCAACAATGGTAACCTGAGTTCCAGTGTTTTCTATATTTGTTGGTGTACGTAACGCAGTAACAACAATTTCTGATTCTGCCTGAGCAGCAGTAGCAAATACTAATGCTGCGGTGGTGACAAGAAGTTTAAATGTTTTCAAAATAATTCCTTTCTTACTTGAAGTATTGTTATAACATGTTTATAGAACCTTGTCAACCTTTTATTTCGATAAATAACTATATGCCAAAGTTATCACTCTATCGTCCGAATAAACAAAACGATTATCGTTTTCTAGACAGAACTATATCCGAGCAATTGACTGTCGGAGGTACCGATCTGTATATTCACAAGTATTTAGGGCCTCAGACAGGCGATACATCGACTGACTTTACGCAACCTAATTATGATGAATTAAGTCCGCTCAATATCCAAGACTTGTTGTTCTTAGAAAACCGTGACAGAAAATATGATCCAAATATTTACAGACTTCGCGGCCACTACAATGTTCAGAACCTAGACTTTGACTTAAGCCAATTTGGTTTGTTCCTGAATAATGATATTATCTTTATCACTGTCCACTATAATGATATGATAGACATTATAGGCCGTAAATTGATGGTCGGTGATGTACTGGAACTTCCACACTTACTTGATTACAATCCACTTAATGAAACTATTCCAGTTGCATTAAAGAGATTCTATCAAATCACGGATAGTAACTATGCAAGTGAGGGCTTTAGTCAGACTTGGTATCCACACATGTGGCGTATCAAGTGCGAACCACTTGTCAACAGTGAAGAATTTACTGACATTCTTAAAGAGCCAATCAATCAAGACAATTATCTAGGTGACTGGGACGCAACTAAGGTATATCCGCCGGGGTATACTATCGCATTTGGTGACAAAATTTACGAGTCTATCCAAGAGGTGCCTATCGGTATTAAACCTCCTGACCCCGCATATTGGGTACTCAAAGAGAACGATAGTTTAGCTAGTATTCTTTCTACATACAATAAGAATATTGCAATCAATGATGCTGCACTACAAGAAGCGCAACGATTAGTACCCAAATCTGGTTACGATACAAGCAAGCTTTACATTGTGCCTACATATGGATTGTATGATACCAATGATACCTTGTCCGGTAAGGCAAATCAGCCTGCCCCGCCTATCAATGTTAATGTAACCGGTACTGTACCAAATGGAACTGCTGGTTCAGTAGTATTAATGCGTAATCCAAAATTCAAATATGCAAGTGCAGGAATCAAAGTATCCAAGGCTGCTCTACAATCTATTTGGGACATGACTGCTGATAGTGACGGAACTTCACTTGAAGATAAGATTGATAAGTTTGTTTCCGCAAGCTTAGAATTAGTTGAAGAAAGAGCGAAGCGAACTGATAGCGGTAGCGGGTCGGTAGAATCTACTAAAATATTGTCAGTGCAATCATTAGGTGTAGTTACTGGACCATACGGTACTGCGGACAATACATATGCTACTGCTGATCAAGACCCTGATGCAACAGGATTTACTGCTGATATTACTCAGCAGATGGACTATCGTGCAGACTGTGATCCTAGATATCAGTTTATTACCAGATCAAGTCCAAGAAGCTTTGGTTACACTAGTGGATATCTATCGGGTGATGGTCAAGCACCAAATGGATATCCAACAGGTGCAGGTATTAGTTTCCCGCAAAATCCACAGGTAGGCGATTACTTCTTGCGCATTGACTACACACCTCAAATTCTATATCGATGGGACGGTAGACTATGGGTTAGAATCAGTGAGAATGTACGCACCGAGACCGGATTTACATTAGATGATCAGTCGCAGCTATCAGGGTTTATTAACAACCAAGAACAAATCTATCTAAATAATGAAGAACAGTTTATACCGCAGGCACAACCACTATCAAGTGTACTGATGCCTAAGGTTGATCCGGTTCCCCCGACCCCTTAATAAAGAGATACAATGGCACAATTTTTTTACGACAACCAAATAAGAAGATATCTCATTCAGTTTGCTAAGATTTTTAGTAACTGGTATGTTACCAAAGGTAAAGATCCAAACGGTAACGATATCTTGATGCGTGTGCCGATCATGTATGGCGATAGCAGTAGACAGGCATCAACGATTCTAGCTAACAACAGTGCAAGTAATCTGCCCTCTGCACCGATGATCACTTATTATATTAGTGGGTTAGAATACGAACAGAGTAGAACACAGAACCCTACCTTCATTGAAAAACTTCAGGTAAGACAACGGGCGTTGAATCAAGAAACAGGACAATATGAACAGGTCCAAGGTCAAGCATTTACTCTTGAAAGATTGATGCCTGTTCCGTATAAGTTGCGCATCACTGTTGATTTTTGGACTACAAACTATAATCAAAAACTAGAAATCATTGAGCAGCTAGGGACATTGTTTAACCCTGCGCTAGAGCTACAGAGTACAGACAACTTCGTTGATTGGACTTCACTGACTGCTGTTTTCCAAGACGGCTTAACCTTCACTAGCAGAACTATTCCTCAAGGTACAGGTAATCCAATCGATGTACTGTCTTGGAAATTCTATATGCCTGTTTGGATTACTACATCTAGTAAGTTGAAAAAGATGGGTGTTATTCACAAAGTCATCGCTAGTATTTTTCAAGGTAAAGCACTTGAAGATATTCAAGATGAAGATTTGTTATTAGGTACTCGACAAAAGATTACTCCATATGGATATAAATTACTATTGTTAGGCAATTCGTTACAGTTATTGCCCAATAATGAACCCTTCAATCCACCAAATGTTTCACTAGAGCAGCCTAACAATCCTAATACTAGCTTATATTGGTCAAGTCTATTAAATGTATACGGGGCAGTAAAACCTGGAATTAGTCAAATTTGGCTACAGAATCCATACATGGAAGATGATATTGTAGGAACGATTGTTCCTGATCCACTTGATGACAGATATTTGATTTATAGTATAGACCCGGATACTCTACCACAAAATACTATGCAGCCGGTCAACAGCGTGATTAATCCACAACTTAGTGGTCCAAACGCCGGGTTACCCGGACCTACCCCAGGAGTAAGATATCTTATTGTTGAAGATATCGGAGTAGAAGGGGAGTCATCTGTAGCATGGGGCAACCTTATTGCTAACGCAAATGACATTATTGAATATGATAGTGACTTAGGACAATGGGTAGTTGATTTTGATAGCGTAGCAGCAGATAATGTTGAGTTTGTAACTAATCTAACAACTAATGTTCAATACCGATATGTACCGGCTGATGGCATTTGGATGAAGAGTTACGAAGGTTTTTATGGAGAAGGCGACTATAGTATCGTCATCTAACATGAATCAAGCTGCCGGCGTTTTCTTTTATAGTAAATCTACACAACGATATCTGTATCTATTAAGAACAGATATTAAGAACCCTACATGGAGTATACCTGGTGGCGGCATAGACCAAGATGAAACATTGTTTGAGGGTATTGCAAGAGAATGTGATGAAGAAATGGCATTCGATATTTCTGAACTTAAACTAATTCCGATACAAAAGTTTGTAAACAACAACTTTGTATATCACACATTTTTCTGTGAAGTTGAAGAAGAATTCATCCCTACATTGAATGATGAGCATGTGGGTTATGCGTGGGTAACAGAAAGACAATATCCGAAGCCGTTACACCCCGGATTATTTTCTACTGTGAATATTGATATTGTGCTTGAAAAATTGAATAGTCTTACTTGATTACATTCCGAGAAGTTTCTCTATAATAGGGAAACCCAAGGCCCCTGCTAATACGCCTGCTCCCATAAGCATCCATCTCCATTTTTCTAGAGCAGATACTTTCTTTTCAACCTTGTCGTGTTGTTCTTTATTTTCTTCTTGGAAGTTTGTGATGAGTTGCTGCGTTGCAGTTGCGGATACATCAATATGATTGCGCAAGTCCCTCAGGTCAGTTTTGATATCATCCATTTTTTCATTTAGATATCCATACTGTACCTGAAGGACTGCGATTTCTGTCTCAGTCTCTTTCATCTTTTGAACTGTAGAAGCCTGAGCCATCTTTTATTCCTTATGCGTTGTTGATTGTAACAATCGGATTTGGTTGACCATTGTCTACGTTTGCAACTGCGGCTGAGTTGAACGATGAAATGACATCAGGGTTAACGTTAGCCAATACTGCAAGACCTGTACCAGAACCAGTTCCAGTAGCAGTAAAGGTGATACCAGTCATGCTAGCCATTGCGCCAACTGCTGTCCAGTCAGTAGTACCTGCACTGTAGATTGTGTATACAGTA